CAGCTGCTCTCTGCTCACGATGATATCGCGTATGGTCATCCTGCTTGCTTTCGCTCTCTTTTCGCTTTGCTTTTCCTTTCTCTTCTACTCTGACTTGCTTGGTCCTATTGGTCGTGTTTTCCTCCGACCCCCAGTAGACTGTTCACCCGTTCCATATCATTTTAACGTGCTGTTTGATGAACCTTTTGTGGCATACCAGAGACTCGTCTGGGAGCCATTACACCTTGTGCGAAGTTCTAATATCATTACCGATTTAATTCCCATGTACCCCCTCCCGCAGGACCATCCTAGTTATGTGTGGTTTACTACATATATACCTGTGGGTTGGGAATGGTATTCCTCCAGTGTTTATCGATGGAGGTATTGGTCAAATTATAATTGGCGATGGTGTCAGGAATATACTGATTTAGAAGTCAGTGTGGTGTTTTGTGCTTTAGGTTTTATTTGGCTCTGTTTATTTGCATGTTGTTTCTTTTCCTTATTCTTTTACGCTCGAATACACGCATACTCTTGGTTGTTGGAGAGGTGTAGTGGTGTTGTGCGTCCTGATGTGCGCGATGTTTTTCGGCGTGCTACCAGGGAGAATTATAAGAAGAAGAACTACACTGCTCATTCTCATCCTCAGGCAGCAGCCAATCGTAAGATGGCTAATGATATGATCGATAATTTTTGCGCTTTGTTAAATATGCCTCGGTATGATCATAGTAAGTCTCAATCCATTGGGTTGGGCAGCCGATTGTGGTTTTTTTCTAAGGACTTGCGTAGTCCTGTCCATGTTGATCCCGTCCCTGGGAACTGTGTGGAGACCATGGTTGATGTTGATTACTACCCAGACATGCGTGATTATTTAAACGGGCATCGTGCTTTGTGCTTGTACACGATGGTGCCAACAACAGTTACTGGACGGGATGCTAATTCCAGTTATTGGTTCGATGAGAAGGGCTATCTCCATTGTGCTGTAGATGGTGGTGCTGAATATGTACATCAACTTTGGGACTATTCTGCTGATGATATTGTTGTAGATCATTGGTGGGGTAGTTCCATTTATCTCGTAGAAACTTTCGTGTGTGATGCCAATCGTCGTCTAATATTGTTGAACCCTGTTCGCAATGTTTACGGCCCTCTTGGTTGGTTTCTACCTGGTAAGCGTTTCAAACGTTGGGAAGTGGTCAATGATGGGGTTGCCTGTATCCGTTCTCATAAAGGGTACTCCATCGCACCAGCTGGGAGTCGTGTCTCAGCCCAATTGCCGGAACATGTTGTTGTATCAAGTTTAGCCCGCTTAAATAGTGCTAAAACGCCACATATGTCAGACGTGGAACGTATATTTAGAACTGAAAAGATTGAAGATTTTGTTAGTGCAGCAGCAATCTTTTATCTTTGTTGGGAGAAGTTGGTATTGCCGAATACCAGTTTGTCCCACTTTTCTGATGATACGCATTCATATCAGGCATTAGGTCCATTGACGTTTGAGGATGGTCGCCCTTCTATGCGCAGCATCACCAAAAAATCTTATTTATCTGGATATGCACCCGTACGCAGTTACAATAATGACGAAGCGTGTATCTTTGGCCGTTTAACCACTGTGCGTAATACATCCGCCTGTCCTAAGGAATGTATTGGTTTCGACAAAGAGCTCATTGACATGATTTGTGAAGAGGTTGGTGTTCGACATGGTTTGATTCCGTTTGATTATGAATCACTCCGTGACCGTTTGCGTAATTCAAGTTCACTTGCCATGAAAATGGATCGTTCGGAAGTTCTTATACCACCCAGTGATCGAGTTACTGTATCTTCATTTCAAAAAGGTGAAGCCTACCCGAAAATTGCTCCCCCCAGGAATATTTCAACTTTGCCCGAGGGGCACAATTTTCGATTAGGACAGTACACTTATGTTCTTGGTGAGTTATTGAAGCTCCTACCTTTTTATGGACCTGGTAAACACCCTCAAGAGTTAGCCAATCGTGTTGTTGATGTAGCTTCCAATGCTCTATATCTCAACAATACTGATGTATCCAAGATGGATGGCTCTAATAGTCAGTATTTAGCCGAGTTTTATTTGAATCTGTTAATTGCACTTTTTGCTCCCGAATATCATGAGGAAATTAAGTGTCTGTTTACAGCTGAGAATTTAGCAAAGGCATTTACTGCTGAAGGTGTTTATTATGAGTTGTTGTACTCTATCGCATCCGGTTCTAGTGCCACATCCCAACGTGGTACTACAGCGAACATTTTGCTATCTTATTCTGCTCTTCGCCTTGCTGGCTACTCTGCTCGTGCAGCTTTTGATTTATTAGGCATATATTTTGGTGATGATGGTATGACTCCTAACGTTCCTGGTAACGTGATGGAGCGTACTTGCGCTCGCCATGGGTTGCTTGTTAAATCAGAAATTGTGCGAACGGGGGAACAGTTGACATTTCTTGGCCGTAGATTTATCGATCCGTTTTTGGTGCCCGATACTATAGCCGATGTGCCACGTCAATTGCGCAAATTACACCTAACAGACAGTCCTCTGTCCGTGCCTAATGGTTTGATATTGCGCCGCCGTGCTTTAGCGTTGCAGATTACTGATAGTAATACCCCAATCTTATCACACTGGGCAAGTGCTGTGATTCGCCTCACTGAAAGTGACCCTGAGGTATCACCGCATATACACACTTTGGCTGCGCGTGAGGATTCATATTGGCTTCGGTTTGAACATCCCTTCTATATCCCCACTATTGATCGTGCATTAGAGGGTGTAGTAAATATGATGGGCTTGTCTGCTAGTGACATTGATGATATATGTCGCCGCATTGACTTGTCCACCACTATTGAAACACTATTCTTTTGTATTGACAAGGATTTGAAGGTTGAGATTCCCGCTGTTGTTGCTGGTGTTGTGCTAGAGCCTACAGACCCACCAGCCCATTCTGCCAAATTGAATATTAATAAGATTAAGTCTAGTCATCCGTGTCGAGATTTTCAACAAGGTAAGTGCGAGCGAAAAGATTGTAAGTTTGATCATATTGTTGTTAAAGAAATGGTTTGTAGAGATTTTCAAAAAGGCAAATGTGTTAGAGCGAACTGTAAGTTCAAGCACTCGTAGGGGGGACGCCCCCATCGAGTTTTTCTACTGCAGCTGCTCTCTGCCTTCATCTCTCTTCTGTTATTCGTCGTTGTTTGTTTCTCCTCCTCATTGTTTGTTGTGAACTTGTTTGATGGTCAAGATCCTCGAAGTCTTAGCTACTAACCATGGAAAGAAATCCAAGCGTGCAGCCAAACGGTCCAAGCGTGGTGGTGCTCAAAGCCCGCCTAGTCAAGGACTTGTATCTATCCCTGCTGGTGTTATCACTACCAGTTCCGGAGTGGTTACTGCCCCTAGTCGTCGTGGACGAGGAAGGGCACGTGATCGCCCAAGACTACGTGGTGCGACGCTAGCATGGTTAAAGACATTGGGTGATCCTTTTGAATTCCCCGGTGTCCGTACAGGTTTTGGTTGTATGGCTCCCACTGGTTTGCAGGCTATGTATGCGCGTGGATCGTTTTCTGCCAATGCTGATGGTTCGTTTTCCGTCGGAGCTCACTCCGGCGCTTGTACGAGCGGTTTTGCGTTTACAAGTAGCGCTGGTGCCACCACTTCCCCAAGTTGGACGGGTATCACCGCTACAGGGGCTACAGCGTTAACAGGATCTTATTCCATTGGGCGTGTTGTTAGTTTTGGTTTGCGAGTACGTGTACTCCAGGCCATGACTGCAGCACCTGGTGTGATGGCTGGTGCTTATATCCCAGTCTTAGATTCTCAAAATGCTTTCGGTATTACGGTTACCCCTACCAATATGTTAACCATTGCCAACACCCATCTTGCTTACGGTAATGAAACGATGCAAGTGCTATGGAGACCTCGTGGGCCTGAGGACTTCATCTTTTATCCTCTTAATAATCCGACAGGTGTTTGTATTTCTTCTGGTGATTTGTGTGTTCAAGGGACTGGATTCCCAGCGAGTGCCACCGTGTTCTACGAAGCTGTTTGCCATATTGAGGCCCAGGCCTCAACCCAATCTGGGTCTGCTGATGTGTCTGATACTGGTGTTGGTTGGATTCAAACTGCCTTCAATACATTATCTGAGGCAGCCAACTTAATGTCAAGTTTGCCACCTGAAGTGACATCCACTATCCAATCTGTGTTTGGCTTCAATTCACCTTCAGTTCGTGGTTTGCGTGGTGTGTACCGTTCTACTAATCCTGGGTTTTCAATCCAAGAAATGAAAGAGTTTTAGTTGTACCATACTTCTCTCCCCCCTTGTTGTTTTTCTGTATTATAACTTTGTGTGTTTTGTG